CTTTATTCACTCGGATTGGTGCAGTGTAACTTGATAAGTTTGATTTTAACTTATATAAGAATACTTCACCAGTAACAGTCAGAGCAGTGATCTCGTTATCAACAATTGTGGATGCAGAAACATTTCCCAAAGGAAACAACATAACAGATTTAATACCACCTTTTCCATTGGTGCATGTTCTGTCATTATAACCGGTTGTCATTGTACAAGGCATCGTTCTTTGTTTTTTTAATGTTATTAAATAGGGAGGAGTCACCCCCTCCCGTTATTATTTATTAGTTTGGAGATCCAGTTCCATTCCACACTCCGATTTGGCTCAAGAAAGGTACCTGAACACCAGCTCTGAACTTAGAACGTAGGTAAATCACATCATCATCTTGAGAATACCACAAATCAAAGTTTTCAAAGTCTGAACTTAAGTCAGTTCCGAATACAAATTGAGATGCTCTACCAGTGTAGATGTTATCAAGACCATTCAATCCGTTAACTTTAACAATTCTCATGTTTGTTCCTGGAAGGATCAACTCATTCAAGTCACCAATGTTAGCTGGATTGTAGTGGAATAAATTATCATCAACTAAATTCTTAGTCAAGTAGTTGAAATTCTCACGTCCAGTGAAACAAATGAAGTCACCAGCCTCAGCAACATTTGCTGGAGTCTCAATGAAACAATTGTAAAATACATCAAATGCATTAGATGCAGAGATTGATGCAACAGATGTAGTGTTCAAATTAACACAACCATTTGCAGTCGTTAAGAATTGACGGAATCCATTCATCTTAGCCAAGTTACCAGATCCAGTAGCTTTGTTTCCTTTCCAGATTAATTTGTCCAATTCAAATGAATGTAACTGCAATAAATAGCTGATGATTTGTTGCTCAAATGGAAGAGTCTTATCTTCTGCAGATGCACCTGGACGCAATCCTAACTGAGTCCAAAAACCATCAAGATCTTTTTGACAGAAAGATTTCATATATCCAAGAGTCTCAACTGCGATTGCACGATCAGTGAATACAGTGTCTCCATCTGGAGTCATTGTACAATCACCATCCTGGTAAACAATTGAATCATCCATTAATTTCAATTCTTGAGATCCTTTGATCCCTTGCTGAATTGTTACATATTGTAATGTGCGAGCTTCGGTAACTGACTTAACAATTAAGTCCTCTCTTTGCTCATCAACATAAGCGGCAAGACCAGAAACATCCCAGTCAAATTTGCCTTTAAGGTACTTTTTTAATGACATTTTTATTAGATTTTATTACGTTTCAAAAACATTTGTCTGGCTGTCAAGTTGCCAACTTTGCTGAATTTCTCAGCTTCTTTGGTTTCCACAGATGGTTGAGCTTTGAAAGCCTCGAATTCACTTTTCAATGAACTCAACTCATTAACCAATGTTGCGTTATTTTCTGCAATAGCCTTAGTCATTTCTGCTAAGCCTTCGACAGCTTTTGAGAATGCCTCAAGTTTTGCATTTACAATTGATTCAACTTGCTCAGCACTCATTGACTCAGCACTTGTTTCCTCAACAGCAACCTCTCCATCTCCTTCATTTTCTCTCTCATCAATTATCTCTGTGATGATACCTTCTGCATCAACCACAATTGATACACCGGCAAGTTCACCAGATAATGCATGAGTTCCTTCTGGAGCTGGAATCATTTCGCCATCAGCAACAACAAATACTGGCATGCCAACCTCAAGAGCTTCATACTCTATCACAGTTGTGCCATCAGCCAAAGTTGCTTGTTCAAATCTTTCAACGCTTTTTGAGAATTGTGCTTTCATTTCAGCAATCAATTCCTTAATAGTTTGTAATTCTTTGTTCATGTTTATTATAATTTATTGTTCGAAAATACCTAACTCTTTAAGCTTAGCCTCTGCCCATCTCTTTCCAGCAAGACCTCCCCATAATAAATATGAGATAGTGCCACATGCTGAATTGTCATCTGGATTATAATACTCCTCTGCTCTTGACAGATATGAATACATCCTCTTGATGATGGCTACAGATACTGTTTGCTTGTTTGCCAAAGTCGTTGCTCTTAATCTGCCAACTCTTGTGGCACATTTATTTCCATGCTTTTGGTTGAGCTCAATTCCTTTCTTAGCATTGTTGCTCACAGCTTCTGGATAGTCATTGTAAAATCTTATGTATTCCTGTACTGATTTCAGCTCTTGATAAATGTAAGCGAATTCATGCTCCCATCCTTTGCCAGTCTCAAGCAATTGGAATACACCCTCAATTGAGAAGCCAGTAAACATTCCAGCCTTGGCTGCCTCATATACATCTTTATTGGTTACCTTGTAACTCACAATCCATGATCCATCATTCTCTTTGTTGAATCTTTCTGGAGCTGTGAATCCTTTTGCCTCATCAATGATGTAACTCATGATCATATAGATTCCATCAACCACTCTCTTGCTGTCATGCTCAAGATTTACATTGTTGAAATTATCTCTGCGAGCATAGTCAAATACAATATCCTTGATTGCTTGCTTTGAAAAGTTCACATAATACTCTTCATTAGTCTGAGGATCTCTTCGATATATGGGAGTATCTGCAGATATAGCAACTCCAGTGATGACTTGCTCCTCATCATTGAATTGATAAGCAATCTTTTTGCTGAATGTCTCAAATGATTTCTCATGTGCTGGATTGGCTACCAATGAATTGAATGATACTGTTGTTTCTGGATCATCAAGATCAATCACAATATCATAAAGAGGTAATTCTCTAATCATAAATATTATGTAAATTTGTTCGAAATGGTTTTTGTTTATCCATACCACAGCAAGTCTGAGTCTGACTTTGAAATCAACCAATCAATAAGATGGTTGAGATTAATATATCCAGATGCAGAGATATGGACCATTGGCAAATCTGTTGCTGGAGCCAATAATCTGCCATGCTCTCAACACAATAATATCAGAGGATGTGATGTGACAAATAGGATTCTGACTTTTGCCAGGAACATTGGAGGTGATTTCATCTATATGAACAAAGATTTTTTCATTACAAAGATATGGCAGCCACATGTGGCCATTAACATGGGATCAATCATTGTTAATCCAGAACATCCTCCACATACTCAGATTGCTCAACAAAATACTTTGGAATTCTTAAAGCATAATAGCTTTACGGCCTACAATTATGAGACACATACTCCAGTTATGATGAACAGCCAAAAGCTGATTGATCTATTTGACAATATCAACTGGCAGAATGACAACCATTTCATCAAATCAATCTATTGTAATGTGTACAAAGTTCCATCAAAGGAAGGATTCAATTGCAAGGTATCTGTACCCTCAATTGATAAAGCAAAGGAATTCATTGCACTCCAGGGATGTTTCTCAACTGGTGATGGTTTTTGGAATCAATCCAGATCTAATTGGATTAAAATGTACTCTTAGCCTCTTGCACCTCAACCTTATTCTGAGTGCCTGTAATATCAGACTCAAGGACCACAACTTGACTGACTGGAACATTGCCTCCTTGACCTTGTCCTGATGTTGTCAGATCTGTTTGCTGTGCATTTGTGTTGGCTGTGAATGAACTTGCACCGGCACCAGCTTGACCTCCTCCTCCTCCAGTTGATAATTGTGGTGGAGTTGGTGCAGTTCCTGACTGATATTTTTGATTCATAACAGCCAAGGCTTGAGTCAATCCAATAAGACCAGCACTTGCAATGGCAGCAATACCAGCTGGAGATGGTGGTGGACCAAACTGAGCAATCCCCTTAACAATTGCACTGGCTGTGTCGATAGCAATCTGTGCAAGCTTCAATGCTTTATCTCTGTTGAATTGAGCTTTCTTGATTTTCTCTTCCTCCTCATAGGCTTTGAGTTGGACATCATATTTTTGCTTAGCAAATTTTTCCTCAATCTGTTTTTTCTGATCAGCCGTTAATCCTTCTTGATTCAATTCAGCTTGTAACTTAGCATCCAAGTTTGCAAGATCAGCATCTCGATTCTCTGCAATCTTATTCAACCTGGCTTGATCAATTTCATTCATCAAAGCATTCAAATCCTTCAATTGATTCAATGCCTCTTGAGCTCCCTCAATTGCTTGAGTCACTCCCTTAAGTTGCTCCTCTCTTGATTTGATTGCATTCTCTTTCTCAATATCAGAATACTTCTTATCAATCTCAGCTTTTTTCTTTTTATATTTTTCAGTCAGTTGATTCTCTCTATCAAGATAAGTTTCCTCATCAATCAGACCAGCTTTCAAAGCATTCAATGCAATATCTTTCTCACTTTCATAAGTAGCTCTCAGATCCATTAATTCATTGTCCTTATCTGAATTGAAAAGCCTTGTATATTTTTCTCTGATCTCTCTCTTTTTAGCTTCATTCTCAGCTAATTTTGCAAGCTCAATATCAGAATATTTTTTAATTAAATCAGCTTTGTCAATCTGAAACTGCATCTCAACTTGAGCCTCAAGCTCTTTATCTCCATGAGCTTGCTCCATTCTTTTGTCTGATTGGATGACAAGCTCTTGCAATTCTTTCTCAAAACCTGCTTGCATCAATTCCATTGAAAGAGCAAAGCGATCATCTTCCTCTTTTATTCTTTTATCATTGGCTGCTTTCTCAGCTTCTGCAATAGCCTTCAATCTATTGAGCTCATCCTCTTTTTGTTTTTTGATTCTTTCTTTGCGTTTCTCATAAGCTGCTTTATTTGCATCATCTCTTTTTTTATCTTCCTCAATCTGAATAATGGTTAAATCTTGAGCATTCTTTTTGTTTTCTTTGTATTGCTCATAAGATTTTTGTTTTGTATCCTTGAGTGACTTCTCTAATTTCTTAGCTCGATCACTATCTGCGTCTCCAGTTCTTTTAAGTAATGCAATCTCTTCCTCATAAGCTCTGATCTTTTGTTTCTGCATTTCAAGAATTGCTCTACCAGATTTCAATGCTGCCTTGAGTTTCTTTTCCTCCATCTCCTCTGTATTCTTTCCAGCCGCTTGAGCCTTTCTGATTTCAAAGGATAGATTATCATCCACAGCTTGAGCTTTCTTTTTCTCAGCTGCAATCTTTTTGTTCATCTCTTTTTCTGTGGCATCTGTCTTGGCTTTGGCATTAGCCTTCATCTTAATGGTATTCTGATCATCTATAATACCAAGAGCTTCAAGAGCTTTAATTGTCCCATAAATTATCCCTATGAATGGAAAGAATATTGATATTAAAATTTTAATCTTTGGTCCAAGTTTATCAAACTGAGCATATGCCTTCATTGTTGCTGCTGCAATCTTATCAAAGTTTGCTATCAATAAACCAATACCAACAACAATGGCACCAATACCAGTTGAAATCAATGCTAATCTAAACAATTTCATTGCTGTTGTTGCTCCTCCAGTTGCTGTGGCAAGTCCAACATTTGCACCAGTCTGAGCTTGTGTAGCCGCAACACCAGCCAATGCTGGAGCAATGCTGCCAGTCATTATAAAATTCTTAGCTTTCTCAAGTCCATTTCTTAATTGCAATCCAAGGATTGATTCCTTGTTAAGATTATTTGCTATGATTGAAACTGAGTTAACAAGTCCCTGGACAGCTTGCAATTTAACCATTGTTTGAACAAGAGCCTCATTCTCAACACCAGCCAATGCAGCTGCAGATTGAATACCTTGAAATGCAGCGGCTCCAGTCTCAACTCCTTTCAATGTGGTATCTAATCCAACAAAGTCAGATGATAATGCCATTGTCTGAGCCTTGAGATCACCAATCTCATCTTTAAGATTTGCAGCATTTGAAATGGCTTGCTTTCCAACCGGGCTCTCTGCTCCAGCTCTGGCTGCCAAATTCTGATATTCTTTCATGAGCTTAGTCATCTCTCGCATTGAGAGACCACCATTCTCAAGAGTTTGATTCAACTCAGCAAGCTTCTGATCAAATGTCTCCATTCCTTTTGTGGAGGCATCTGTTGCTGTCTTGGATGTATCTTTTAAATCTTTGTTCAAATCCTCAACAGCCTTATCAAAGGCTTGAATATCTTGAACAGATTTACCAGTATCAACCTTGAGTGAGAATACCGCTGTTTTTTCTGCCATTAGCTATGGTTTAATTTTCTATTGGTGGGAATGGTGTAGTTACTTCAAAAGTTTCTGGTTCTCCTAAAACAACTTTTAAACTATCATCAAAAATAATATACCAAAATATTGGAGTATTATATTTAGCTGTTTGGTAATCAATCCAGTTTTTTGTAACATCATCTGGTGAGACGGGAATGCCGTAGTATGTATCTACTTGCTCTCTTGCATTAATAGCGTCTTGTTCATTCGTGTATTTATATCCTAAAACTTCCATTAGTATATATTCCAATAATTATTAATATTAGTCTCAATTCCTGTCTTATTAGTAGTTTGATTAGATTGATAAATAATAGACTCAGAAACTTTATAATTGCCACCGAATGATGTATTAGCACTATATTGTATAAATCTATTATTTGAACCATTAATAGTAGTTCCAAACGTTGAAGTTAATGAAATTAAACCATTTACAAAACCAGTATGTAAACCACCCCTTGTTGATGTTAAAGGAGTTGAACTACCATTCTTGTAATAAGACCATGTACCCGCAAAAGATTGAGGAGATGCCCCACTTCCACTTTGTAGTATTCCAAAATAATCACCACTTAAACCTTGAGCATTATATGTTCCAAATGGTAAAGCAAAAACAGATGCGTTCAAAGTAGTTTCATTTTGATAAACACTAAATACAGCTTGTGCAGTACCAGAATTATTAACTATAGTATTACCCATTGATGAGTTATAACAATCTACAGTTATTTTTCCATTTGAAGTAGTAATTAGATTTCCACTTGAAACTATCTTAGGTTGTGAAGCTGCTGTTGTTTGAGTAGCGTTTTTAGTGTTACCAGATTGATCGTACCAAGTAGTTACAAAGCCATTACCAGCACCTACAAATGAAAGCAAAGAAGCTGTGTCCAAAACATTATTTACAAAACCAATATTTTGTTCTGTATTATCACTTGAACGTCTAACTCTTATGCAATTACCTGAATAAGTTGAACTTAGTTTTCTAAGTGAATATGCAGCTGATGCACCTGAATAAGTATCAAGTAGATAACTAAATGCTGGGGTTGACGCACTCCTCGCTAATATTCCATGTGTTGCTAAAAACATACTATTGCCGTAACCAATCATAATACCAAACAAACAGATCCAGATGTCAATGTGACACCACTAAACTTTGCACCATTAATTGCTCT